TTGCAATTGAAGAAGTTAAGACAGGCTTTGATGTTCACAGCTATACCGCGAAAGTTATTTCGGATGCTGGGCAGAACACTAGTAGACAAGACGCAAAAGCGCATACGTTTGCTCCGCTTTATGGGGCAACGGGATATGGGAGAACATCAGCGGAAGCAGAATACTACCAACACTTTACGGAAAAGTACAAAGGGGTCGGGTTATGGCATACCCGATTGGCTAAAGAGGCTGTAAATACACAGAAAATTAAGATACCTTCGGGTAGAGAGTTTTTATTCCCGGATGTTAAGAGAAGAACAAACGGAAGTGTCACAAACTTTACGCAAATAAAAAACTACCCAGTACAAAGTTTTGCAACTGCTGATATTGTACCATTAGTTTTACTAGTAATAGATGATCAACTTGTGAATCTTAAATCATGTATCGTAAACACTGTCCATGATTCAATAGTAATTGATGTACATCCAAGTGAAGAAAGACTTGTACTCGACATAATAAATAGTGTAAATAAGAATATGAAAACAATAATTAATAATAGTTATGGTATTGATTTTAATGTACCTTTACTATTAGAAGCGAAGATTGGGGACAACTGGCTTGACACAAAAGATGTCTCTTGATATAACTATAAGACTTTTTTAAGGAGTAACGATGAGTGATTTAGCAAATATAAACGTAGATAACTACGATGATCTAGCCAGAGCAATGGGAATGGCTACAGAGAAAAAAACACCCAAAAAAACTAGCACATTAAACAGATTAAGAATTTGGCACTCACCTATTATGGGTAAGGTTGAGGTTAATGGTAAGCCTACAAACGTTGAAGTAATTGAAGGTGGAGCATATAGATTAGAAGTAGTAAGCGAAGACTCTTCTTATTATATATTTTCAAAAAATATTACCATAAGACCTTTCATGCAACGTTTTATGTTAAAAAGATATGTTGCTAATACAGGTGCTAAAGGTGGCGAGAAGAAAGGCTCTTTTCATAGAACAATTATGGCTGATAGCCTTAACATTGACTTAAAAGATAATACAGGTCGTTTTAACTGTGGTAAGCCATCGGGTTATGTACAAGACTTTCAAGCATTACCAAAAAACACTCAAGATTTAATAAGACAAATTAAACGAGTAAGAGTGATATTTGGAACAGTATCTATGGAAGATCCCGTAGATGAAAAAGGTATCCCTGTTGAAAACTTTTCAGATTCTCCTTTCATTTGGGAAGTTGACAACAAGGATGCTTTTAAAACTTTTGGTGATTTATTCTCAGAGTTATCAGAGAAATCTAGATTACCAATTCAACATGTAATGCATTTAAATGGCACACATGCAAATCAGTTACCAAATGGTAGCTCATTCTATACACCAATAGTTGAAGTTGATTATACTGAATCATTTGAGATTAGTGAGGAAGATAAGAAACTATTTGGTGAGTTTAGCATGTTCATAAAAGGTTTTAACGATTGGGTGTG